TGATTGTACCAATGTAAATAATTATTTCCTGACGTGGGTTTACGTGCAGCAAAGATGCCTTGGTTAATACTTGCTGAAACATGTACTCCCAAAACGGGTGAATTAGCTAAACCAGTTAGTTCACCGTATGCTCGTGTGTATCCGCTTATACGACGATACCCACCATCAAGGGCGGGTTCATAATTAATCATACGTATAGCTGTACCTGAAAGCTGACCCCCCTGTGTAAGAGGATCTGTATTAATTACTAATCCTCCCTGACAAGGAGAAGCAAATGTACGCAGATTATCTGGCATTATTTAGTGCCTGTATTAGAGTTAAAATGGTATCCCGTTAAAACAGTAGAAGTCACATACATAGGTGAGTCTAGTAATAAACGCCGCATGTTATCAATACCATTCTCAAACTTCTGTTGATGTATAGCTCCACCTTGTTCATTTGCCCTAAACCGCATTAAGTACATAACTGCGCCATCAACTATGACAGTGTTAAACCTATCAGGAATAATACAAGTATCATTATACACAGTTAAGTCTGAAGGAAACTTCCAATAACGGTACTCTATTTCATACGCTTCATCAGGAAGAGGTGTTACGCCAAACTTAGTATCTTGTGTTTGGTAAACTATATTAGGCGTTGAGTAGCCATTTGTACTTGAAGCGTCTTCTATAGCGCGATGGTATCTAATGTAATCATTATAAGTTATTACGGGTAATCTTCCAGGATCATTACTTGTAGATACTAGCTTCTTAATGTAAAACGTATCCCAATCTGCCTTGGAGTAGTCAGAAGGAAAAGCATAAGTTCCTACACCTGAAGATAGTGTTTGAGTGTACGTCACAAGAGTAAAAGGCCACTCCTGTGAGGTTTGCAATATCTCTCTTATACTAGCATTTACGGCATCCTTAGCCAATGCTTGTAGGTTACGTACATCAGAGAAGCCATTGCCCCCTGTGTCTAACTGTACTTCATTCATGCGGCGAAGTACTTCATTTACAAGTGTTACATACGTAGCCATTAAAAAACCTTACATTTTAAATGTGCTGAAGGGCCAGCCTCTTGACAAAGCCAGCCCAACAGTCTATGTAATATTAAGCAGCGTTGTAACGTGCTGTTACAAGTGCTTCTGGGCGAAGAATTTTTCTTCCGTAGAGGTGCATACCACGCACGATGTCTGCGAATGAGTCAGGATCACGATAGTTCTCGACTTTGTTGATCTGCTCAGCAGAAGCAACAGCATCGTCCTGTCCAGCAACGACAACACCATAGTTATCATCCTGTGCAGTTGCACCTGAAGTTCCTGGTCCAGTACCCGCTGAAGGCAAGTTATTTGAAACATACACACGGAAACCGTGTAAGTTATTCAATACCAAGCCGTTCATCAAGCCATTGCCACCCCAATCAGATTGCAATAGACGTGAATCTTCGTCTTTCAAGATCTCCATGAACACAGGATCAACAACAATCCACCGTCCACGTGAGTCTACATTTGCTACGTCCATTGTACGTGCCATACGTGCTACCACCGTTAGTGGTGAAGTCGTTGTGGTTGACAATGCAGTCGCGCCTGGAAGACGTGAGGTTAGTGGGATTGAGTCACCTGTTGTACCTGCAGATGCTGAAGTTGTGATGTGACCAATATCAGCCATAGTAAGATGATTGGCAGTCAAAAATTCACCAGTCAAGTTACCTGCTGTGTCATGCTGTGCGTCGCCAGATGTTGTCGTAATCAAAACACCAGCGGTTGTGTGGCCTGACATGTATGACAGAATGTCTGCGTCCATTGCGTCTGCCATTTTATATGCTGCACGATCAGCAGCAAGGGAAACGTAATCAACACTTGAGAATTGATCTTCAATGTCATCCATTTTGAAAGCAAAGTAGTTAGCTTTGTCAATGGTGAGTGAGAAGTCCTCGTCATTCAGGTCTTCAACGCTGATAGCAGTTTTACGCTCAAGAGCGTTGACTGTTACGTCAGGCTCTTTCTGGATGCGAACTACATCACCTTGGTTTGCAATCTCGCCAAAATAAGAGTTGTTCGTGATTGCATTTGAGACAGCCGCCTTGCGTAGAGCGATCTGTGCTTGTTTGGAATAGATAATCGGGCTGAAGTTGCCGTCAAATCCAGTTTTGCCAGAGGCAAGTGCTATAGCCATAGTTAATTTCTCCTTATAGATATGGCGTGAAGTTTGACACTACATATCCACTAAAGAGGCTCATCATTTCAGGGTAGTCAGCTATGCATCAAGGATGGCCTTCCTATCAGCGCTGGGCCTTTACTCAGAGGTAGTTCTTTGTTGTGGCTAGTGCTTATAAAAGCATACACACTTATTTGGTGTATATACTATAGTTTTACTTATGATTGTTTTCTTGTCAAGTTATTTCTTAGATATATCATAAATAAACTTACCAGAGCGCTGAGCTTCCATAATCTCTTCCATGCGCTTCTCGTATTCTTTAATAGACATTTTAGCTACTTGTGATTCTCGTATGTAACCCGCAGCCTCGTCGTAGTCAGGTGTAGCTGTACGCTTTGCCATCACAGAAGTTGCTGCACTTTTGTCGCTACTAGGTTTCTTAGGTTTAGACGAGATACCTTTGTCAACTTTATATAGGTCAATCACACGAGCTACAGACTTAGCGTCTTCTATGTTTTCATACAGAGCATCCTGCACCCACTTAGGCTGTTCTTTAGCCCAATCATGGAAAGTATCATCTGTACGAATAGCATCAAAGTCAGGATGTAATGCAGCAAGTTCAGCTTCGGCCTTTTCACGTTTAGCTACGATGCGTAACTCTTCAATCTCTTTTAGCCTACCGTCAAGATCAGATGAACGCTCTCTGGCCTTCTTATCTGCTATAGCTTCGACAATACCCGCTACATCAGGGTACTTCTTAGCCCAAGCCTCTACCTCGTTTTCTGACTTAGGTAGTACAAGCTCATTCTTAGTAGCTGCGTCAAGTTGCTTCTTTAGCTTTTCAATCTCTTCTTTATGTTGATCTGCTGTCTTCTGCATGTGACGCTGAATGTCAGCATATCTTTGCTTGAACGTCTTCTCTTCAGCACTTAAGCTATCATCGCTTTCTTGTGCTTCAGCTTTAGGTTCTTCTTTTTGTTTGGCACTACTCTCTGCCTGTACTGGCTCTGCGCTAGGCTTTGGGCTACGGGGTTGCGCTTCAGCAACTTGCTCTTCTTCTTCTTGTGCTTCTTCATCTTGAATAACACCTGCCTGTTTAAGCAGTTCCCTTAGTTCTGCCTCATCTTGTGCGACACGATTAGCATTACGTTGATGTGACGCAGAGTTAGTTTGTATTAATTGAGTTTCAACCATTTCTTACTCCTTATGTTGGGGCCAGTCGTAACTGGGTATCCTTATAGTTATATGGATCGGGTCCAATAATTTTAGGTAGAACCACTTGGGTTAGAATTATTTTGCTCATCTTCAGCAGTGTTTGTAGAATAGGATTTACCTTTATATTCAAAAGTACCACCTGCACCTTGTTCAGCACGTGCTGCCGCAAAGGCTTCACCAAAACTCTGGGAGCCTGAGCCACTAGAATCAGATTGAGTACCGTTACCAGAACTAGAGCCAGGCCTTGACCTTGGTCTTGGTGATTCATCTGGTGTAGTGTCGTCTGTTGTGTAAGACCCTGTATCTGGGTTATATGTATAACCCCTTGGAGCGGCATCTTCCATAGCTTTAATATCAGCAGGATCAGTAGGAACAATAAACTTAGAACCCGTATCACTTGGCTCTGTATCGACTCTTGATTTTCTACTATCTAATTCTGCTTGGTACATTTCTATTTGTTTTTGCGTGTTAGTTGTTCCTGCCAACATATTTATGCCAGCAATAATTGGTATGCTATCTATAAACGAAGAAATCTTGCCTTCTGTTGTCGATTTATCTTTAAGCCCTTGAATCCTACCTTCCAATTCTTCAATAGACAAATTGCTATAATCTGGAGGTTTTCTTTCTGGTGGGTCTTTATCATCTCTATCTCTAGAAGAATCATCAACTTTTTTTGCCTCTGGTTTAGTTTGTGTTCCTTCTGGGGCATAACCTGGCGGTATCATAGCCATAGGCTGTCCATTAAAAAACGGGATAGTAACTTTCATACCTTGATCATTTACGTACACACGATACTCTAGCCCGCCAGAGTTAGATCCAGTGTATCCAAATTGTGCTATGTCAGGTTGCTTAATGTATTCAGGAAAGCTCAATCCGCCTTCTTGGAAACCCATAAGACCTCCTTGAGCAGCCCCTGTTTGAGTTCGTGATAAGTCTTGCAGCATCATAGCCGCAACCTCTTCATCCGAGATACCACTATCGCCTTCTACTTCAACAGGCTCCCCACCGATACGACCATTAGCTTCCATTTCAGACATACCAATCTTGGCCTGTTCACGTAGATCCTCAAAGAACTTCATGCCATAGTAACGTAGAACATCAGCAGGGACAACATATTCACCTTCACTTAACATTGCAGGTATGTCATCACGTACTTCTTCTGGTAGAGAACCTGGTGGTACTTCATTGCCTGACACAGGGTCTACTTGATTGCGCCGTGTCTTAAATACTATTTCTGTTTGATCGTCTTCATTTAATGCCATTAACTTTGTCCCTTAAATACATGAGTCTACGTAAAGCACGTATACCTCCCTGTGTTTGGTATATATCATTTACACTCTCAGACTGTTCCAAGCGTTTGTGTAATTCTGCTATTTGATTATTAATCTCTTCACAGAATGCGTCCCATTCGCCCTTGTTATTTACGAAAGACTTAAGCGACATTACCTGAGAATCCTTGTTCTCCTGGTGCTGGTGCTACTCCTGTACCTATAGTTCCACCACCTGCTCCTGTCTGATCTTGTGCTACTGCACCTGCTGGTAATGCTGCACCTTCTTGTCCTACTGGCGCTGGGCCACCCGCAGCTTCAGGCGGTGGTGGAGCAGGTTGTTGGAACCCTTTAAGAATCTCAGCTTGGATAGCTGCATCCTGCATAGAGTTAGTAACTTTGTTAGGATCAAGGTCCATGCTCTTAGCAATCTCACGAATGATGTAATCCATCTTAGCAAAGGGTGCTAGTGCTGGGTTTTGTACTACACCCAAGAATTGCATTAAACGCTGGGAGCGTACTTCGTTAGCCATCAGGCTTTCTGTGCCGTTAGCCAGAACCTCTAAGTCGCCCTTAATGTCTTCATCAAAGTCAAATTGCATATTAAATGCAAAGAAGGCACGTCCCATAGGTGCTAATAGATAGTCAT